TCATAAGCCTAAATCAAATAATGAGGGTTGGGATTGGGTTACTTTTCTCGCTGGCGGTCTGTTGCGGTTTTGCAACTTGCGGAGTTCCTCCTCTTGGTATCTGCGAGCTGCGTTCTGACGTGCCTCCGCCTTTTCCTCTTCCGTGAGTTCCACAACATGGTTCACCACCACTTGGCAGTTCATAGGTTTGCCCACCTCTATCTCGTTTTCCTCATAGTAGTGGATGGCTTGCCCGAATATCTCTCCGTCCGTGAAGCCGCTGCAACCGCTTTTCTGCACATAGTTCAGAATGTGGGTCACGCACTCGTCTATGTTTTTGGCAGGGTTGCGGTACTTCTTCGCAAAGAGCGTATCTTCCTCCGCCCGCTGTTCCAGATACATTTGTATCGTTCTTTTGAAATGGTCTGTTCCTTTCATATCGCTGTCGTTTTTAGATTGTCTGTTTAAGTCTCTCTCTCCAATAGGTCGGCTCTACCTCGCTGAGAAGGAAGTCCATGAAGTCCCTCCGTGTGTCCTTGTTCAGTTCGTGGTACAATCTTCGGAAAGTTTCAAAATTACCGTTGATGTACGTTTCCACCATATACACGAAGATGTTGTCCACCTCGTAATATCTGCACTGCTGCGCTACCGTCTTGCTGTTTCTCTTTGCCATGTCGGTAAGGGTTAAAGGGTGAATAACCAAAGGATGAAGCCGAAGTAGGCAATGGTGGAAAGGATAGCCACGATTACACCTATCGCCACTCGGAACACTCCGTTTATAATCTCTCTGATGATGTCCCAAAGGATGCCGAACACCCCGAAGGCGGTGCGCATCATCAAGCCGCATATCGCCAACCCGATGTATTGCGCCACTTGTCTGAAATTTGCCGTTGCCGTCATATCTTCGCTGTTTTTGATTTTTTTGTTTTTTATGCGGATTCAAGAGCTGAGGGAGTTGAGTTTCAAACTATCTTATCTGCCTCTCGTTTATCCGACATTTTTTTTATGCGTCTTTCTGTCGCATCGGTCGTTTTCGTTTCGGGTGCTTGAAAAGGTAGGGATTAGGGAATGCAAGGTTTTTCGGGGAAATACTACCCGAAGGGCTGGAGATTTCCGCAGAAAACAGGAGGCTTGACCTTGCTTTCCCGTCCAATCCCGGAATTACCTTTGCGCCCTGAACGAAAATGACTGACTGATGCGGCTCACTGAAAGGCGCAAAATGGAGGTAAACGAAACCAGAGGCAGATTGGGTAGAAAAAACTTCAGGGGAAAATCCGTAAAAAAGGAATCACCAAAAGGAAAAAGACATCACCGGAAGCGTGAAAAGGGCAAACCACAACAAAGGGAGTATGATTGTTTTCCGATCCGACGGGACTTGTCCAGCCGGGTGGCAACAATCATTCTTCCCGGATTGCCCGCTGTGTGTGGCCGCTTGTTTCATTTATGGGGCAGGCTGACACTCTCTGCATTCACTTTCCGCTTCCGGCACAAAAAACAGCTAAAAAAGAAAAATCATCTGGTAGCCCGTAAAAGCACCTCTTGGCATAGACGCAAAAGAAAGGGGCATTGCTTCATCAGTCTAAACATCGTTTAGGCGTGAGGCAATGCCCTTTTCTCTGGCTATGCGGTAGTCGGCACACGTTTGTTCTAAACTCGTTTTGGGCAATGGTGTTCCGACGAACAATACCGCTTTTACGGAAAAACTAATGAATGAGGTGATAAAAAATCCGGGAGTTTATATCAAAATCTCGGATAAAATAGCTACTTTTGCATACAAAGAGTTCTTTGAAGGTTACGCGACGCGCAGAAGGATAATGCAGTAGATAACTAACTAAATCGTAACCTATTACTATCAAGAGCAATTAACCTACGCTCATTTTCAATAAATTACACTCTTTTCGTAACTTCTTGCAGCTAAATCAAAATGCGATACAAACATATCCAACCATATTGGGTATTTTGTATCTATACATACAGTTAAATTTAACTGCGTCGAGTTCGGTAGCGGAAACGCCCGACGGCTTGCATTTTGAGCCGAGCAACTCGTAACGCAGTTTTTTATTGCTAAATCAAAATGAAAAAGCGCATCGAACGCATGGGCCGCATCGAAGCGGCAATTAACCCCATGTACTGCGTCCCCAAACGCAGCGACCTATCGTTAATCGGATCGGCTTTCGAGGCCGCAGGTTTCCGTTGTGTCCGGATCCGCACCGAATGCGAGGCCGAGCACCGCACAAAAGGTGGTGATCCCCGTCGGCACGGGATGCTGGTTCTCGACGGTGACCGAGTGATATTGGAGGTATTGCGGTCGAGACCGACTAAAAAAGATAATCAACTCACAATCCCGCCTCAATCATGAACCGAGAAAATGACATATCGAACCGTACCCTATTTTTGATTCGGTCGGTTTGAAATGATAAACAGAAAGCCGAGTTCCCTCGGCTTTTTACATTCTCGCATCATATATCTTTTCTACATTCAGCTCCGTTCCGGTCAATGTAAAATATATATTCTGGAGCTGGTGCAGATACTTTATGGGCACATCCACATTGCAATCGTCGATTTCGTCTTCCACCTGCCAACAGAACCCTTCTTTTTTAGGAGATAAGCATATCACACGGGGGATGATATAGTAGTCAAATCGTTGGTAACAGTCGCTAAATTCTTTCTCAAAGCCGCATTTTTCCAATAACGTTGGAGTCAAACGTATAGGCCTAACATCTCATAATACTACTTTATCTAAAATCTCATGATAAAATCCGGCTTCCTTAATTAGCATCTCACCATGAAATAACGTCATGTCTGCACGCGTAATTTCTGCAATATACCCAATTCGCTCAAGATGGGGGTTATACACTAAATTGCCTATTCGAAATGATCGAATATTCAGAGACGGTTCCATATTACATTTCATATTCTAAAACGCATCGAATTCGATGCGTTTATTACTTTAGTTTCATTTGTGTTTTTAAGTTGAGAACTATTTATTCCTCCTCGTTTGAGGTGTCGCATGTAATCGGTTTCGTCGATTTTACCGCTGAAGTAAGGTGCGCTGTTTCGGGTGGCGGATTGTCGGGCAACGTTCCGAGGTATTGCCGAGCGTTGAGGGGTGATACGACAGAGTGTCCGAGTTGGCTTTCGAGTTGTTGTCGGGCAACTTTAGCTACTGTACCGCCCCGTTTGGCGACGTTGGCGTTGGCCTTGAAACCTATTGGATTTTCGTTTCGGGAAAGTTCGGTAGCAGAGGCCTCGGCCAATGAGTTCAACAGCAGTTCGACATTGGTCATATTATCCCGCAGGTTCTCCTTTTTCAACCCCTTGTAACGTTTGTAGGCTTTCGTGGTACGTCCGGCCCACTCCTTCGTGATAATGTCCGTAAGGGTGGCATATTGCGTTCCATCAACGCCCCCGCGTTTCCACTCGTCAGTGAGAAGTTTACGGACTTCGATACTTTTCAAGCGTTGGTTAATCCATGTATCCGAATATCCAAGGCGTTTATAATCGGCTACGGCCTGCTCAATAGATAACTCAGGGTCTTGCATTTGGTCGAGGCGGTCGCTTGCCACCTGCGCCATCCATTGCTTGAAAGGCTCGGCTTTCTGTGACGGAATCGACTGGATAATCCGCAGGACGGTTTTCACATCTCCGGCCAGCGTCTTGCGCATCACTCCCGTTTCTGACCTCATGGCTATCTGGGGACAATTTGTCCCCACGAACGAGGCGAGCGCTTCATCCCGCTTGCGCATCTTCTTGAAATAATCGGTCGGATTCACGGTGTCCGTCAGAGCGGAGATCACGTCGAGAACGGAAAAATACCACGTCTCCGTCCGCTCGTCCCAAACGGTGCGCACCTTGCGGTCCTCGAACAACTGTATGGCCTGCTTTTGTGTCATAGGAATGTAGTTTTATTTATTCCTTTTCTTTTACCTCCAGCACCGTCCCGCACTTCGGGCAGGTGATTGTGTTCGTCGGGTACGTTGCTACTCTTCCGCCTTTTGCTCCGCTTGTTGGAATCCAATTTTGCGGGCGGGTTTGCGTGCCTGCGGTATCTTGACCGACAACGCCGCAATAGCGTTGTAGATATTATCAAGCTCCTTGCGCATATCTTCCGACAGATCGCTGACCGCCTCGGCATTGTCGGCGTCCACCCGCTCCAGTAACGCCAGTTTCGCCCGAATTTCGGCCAACTCGGCCGTTACTGTCGTCGTGGTCGTGATGTAGTTCCGCATCGCTACGAAAGCACGCATAATAGCGATACTTACTTGTATGGCAACGGAGCTTTTCAAAACAGCCGATAACATAGAAACGCCTTGCTCGGTAAACGCATAGGGGTTGCGGCGTAAACCCATCGTGATGGAATTGGTTATCACAATTTGTGATTTCCAATTTTCAGTTTCGGCATCTGTCAGTTGAAACATGAAATCGGGCGGAAAGCGTTCGATATTACGCTTTACCGCTTGATTGAGAGCGCTTGTTGTTACTTGGTACAATTCCGCCAAATCACGGTCCAGCATCACCCGCTGGCCCCGTATTTCGTAAATCTTGCTTTGGATAGGTTGTAGTTCCATGGGTAGGTATCGTTGAGGTTATTCTGCCTTGATGGTTATCGACTTCCCGCAATGCGGGCACGTGATTGCTCCCTCTTTCGAAGCGGCGAAAAGTTCCGGCACTTCAACACCCAAAATATCGGCTATTTCTTGCAATCGTTTTAACGGCGGATTTCCGTTGTCACCAATTGCAATACTTAACCCCGTTTCAGTCATTCCGAGACGCGCCGCCAACTCTTTTGCGGTCATTCCTCGTTCCTTCAATAATTCTTTAACTCTCATTTTGACGTATTATTTGCCACAAATATATTGATATTCATATAAACAGCAAAAAATTTTAGTGTCAATTAAATTTTTATCTCAAAATATTTGCATTATATCAAAATATCATTTATATTTGCACCAAAAAAATCAAAACAACAATTAAACAATACGGCCATGAAACTCTTAACTAAAGCAATTGAGAAGCAGTTGGCAAAGTACCCCATTTATTCACAAGATGGCAAAGGCGGCAAGGCACAGGTCATCTGCAAGTTCTTCAACCCCTGCGGCAGTCAGACGTGGTACATTCTCGAAGGCGAGAAGCAAGACGACGACTACATTCTCTTCGCATTGTTAGACAATATGGGCGAGCGAGAATATGGTTATGTGTCACTGAATGAACTTCAACGCGTTAGAACTCGCCCCTTTGGTCTTGGCATCGAAAGAGATATGTATTTCACACCTTGCAAAGTCAGCGAAATCAACTAATTGATTTATTGAATAAACGTATAAAACAATAGAACTATGAACGCATTTGCATTTAAAGTGATCGACGCAATCAATCGTGATGGTATGGACAATGGCAGCTGGGGTCTTGTCAAAGACGTAGATAATACTGTCGCCTATTTCGGCACCAGAGAAGAAATCGAACTGAAAGGCCAGTGGGCGTACATCTATGCAGAGAAAGACGATACACTGTCTTTGCAACTCGAAAAAATCGAACCTACGAGAGTTCTGCACGTTGAAGATTGTGAACTGCTGCTCTACTACCTCGACGAATAAAGCCGTTCGGGCGGCTATAAACAGACCTCAGGCCCGAAGCGTGGCGGCACCTGCCGCCGGTGGTAAAAATGAAAGATATGAAAGACATAAAAATTGGCGACCCGGTGAGATTCGGACGCAATACTGGTGAATATCGAGGACAGTTCGATAAACTGAATATCGCAATGGTACTCGTTGGCAATAGGCTGTATTATGTTACATTTGAAAAAATTGAAAAGCTATGAAGACAAGAAAATCCTTCAAGGTGAACAGAGAGGCTGCGATCAAAATCGCAATGAACACAAACGGCATATCACGAGAGATCGCCAAGAAATACACAGACAGCGAGTTGAAAGAGTGCTTGCGACTACTCAAACTAAAAACCAACTTTTAACCTATATAACAATGAAACGAACCGACCTTTCCATCATCATGCGCACGGCGTGGCAGATGTGCCGCGCGACGGGTGTAACCTTTGCTGAGTGTCTGCATAAGGCATGGCAGGTGTTCAAATTGAAGATAAAGATGCGCGCGGGCATCGTGCAGTTCTTCTACCTCAAATCGAGTACGGGTGAATTGCGACAGGCATTCGGTACGCTTAAGGACGACTTATGCCCCGAAACAAAAGGTGACGACCGTAAGCCTAACAAACACCTCGTAACCTATTACGATACGGTTGCCGAGGGCTGGCGGTCATTCAGAATGTTCAACTTTGTAAAAGTTATATAATATATGAAACCAACGATGTACGTAGAAAAACGCAGCGATTTGACATTACTCAAAAAGGCATTCGAATTGACGGACGCGACATGTCACCGCACGCGGCTGAAGTGTGGGTGTAAAGCCTACAAAGGTGCAGACAACAATCGCGACAGCCTATTGATCGTCAAATATGACGCAGTAGTGCTTGAGATTATCCGCTGCAAAGGGTGTGTGAAGAAAAGACCTTAAAAATTGCAGCTCTCAATAAAAAATCGTATTTTTAATAAATAATTCAATAGTAAGATTTGCATAATGTGCCGAACGTGTCCACTTTTGCATCGAACAGATATATGCGGGGTAGTGCAGAGGTTACCACGGCGGGTTAGTGTCCCGCAGGCGCAAGTTCGATTCTTGCCCCCGCTACTAATGAAATTTACGGCTATGAAAATTTTAACGCTTATCATCAAACAAAAATGGTTCGACGCCATTTTGTCGGGTGAAAAAACGGTCGAGACCCGCGAAGTACGCCCGACCAACACGAAATACATTTCATACCGAGACAACAACACAGGCAAAGTCTACAAGAAAGACAGTGACGTGCCCGAATCGGCGTGGGACAGCGAGAAGGGCGTTGATACGGTTATCAACCACTACGATGCCATACAGTTCTGGGTAGGTTACGAAAAGAATCGCCCCGGCGCGCTGGTCGAAGTCAAAGGCGTCGAGCTGGTAGATGTTTGCGACGAAGAGACGAAAGAGCCGATTGTGTACGAGCACAACGGTAACGAATATACCATGACCGAGATCGACTACCACCTCGGCAAGGTAATCGAGAAAATGAATTGTTAAACCCTTAGAATCATTGCCGCACTCGAAGACGAAGACAAAAAACAGCAACTCAGCTTGACGCGCAATACAGCCGTATAACGAGTGAATTGCGACGCCGCACGCCTAATCCTGCTGTAGGATTAAGTAGCCTCGCAAATATGGGTGGCCGAAATGGTGTTATTGCGAATAGGTATGCAAGGGCGACCAGTGCATATACAAGAGCTAGGCAATCTGCCGCCCGAGGCCTTTCCGTAGGTTAAATCATATTGTCAAACTTCTAAAATTCAAGCTGCACTCGAAATTCAGTAAGAAATCGAATCAATCGGACGACCGGCGCTATCCGTGTTCGTTATCGTACAGTAGGCGGTCGTGCGACGAATCGTGCCGGTCGTGCACGCGACATTCGCGCCGCCTTTGGCATGGCAACAGGTTAATCATGACCCCGATAGACCATGCAAACGAAGTGATTGCCTCTGTCCGTCAAAAAACGGATAGAGCAATCCTTTTTTATTCTTGCGGCAAAGACAGCGAGGTATTGCTCGACCTGATGGCGCCGCACTTCAAAGAGATCGTTTGCGTGTTCATGTATTTCGTCAAAGGTCTCGACCACATCGACAACTACCTGCGAGCCATCAAAGCCCGTTATTCCAACGTTACCATTCTGCAAATCCCCCATTGGACATTGACGCGCGTTCTCCGTTGCGGGCTATACTGCATTCCTAATCCCAATGTAAAGCTGTTATCGTTGAAAGACCTTGATGAATCCGTTCGGATGGAAACGGGAATATCTTACTCTTTCTACGGTATGAAACAGTCGGACGGAATGAATCGCTGTCTTATGTTGCGCGGATATGAAAATGAAGCCATAAGCAATACGAACAAGATCTATCCTCTATCCAAGTGGAAGAAATCGGACGTCATGGCCTACATCAAGGCAAAGAAACTGCCTGAGCCCATATCCTACAACAAGAACAAATCGCAAGGTCTGACGTTTTTGCCGGAGGTATTCGATTACCTGCGCCAACACTATCCGCAAGACCTCGAAAAGATTTACAAAGTATTTCCTCTGTCACGCAATATCTTACTCCGTTATGACGCAGAAAAAGCAGCAGCCCAAATACAATCAGAGTGAAACGGTCGTAATCAAGCGATCGCAAATCAAATTCGCTCCTTACAACCCACGCAAAGAGGATCCAGAAGTCATCAAGAAACTCAAAAAGAACTTCAAGACTGTCGGCTATCTGGGAGGTATCGTATGGAATCGACGTTCATCCTATCTTGTGTCGGGACACAAGCGCGTGCAGACGCTCGACATCATCAACAATTACGATGGTACGCCCGAAACGAATTATGAGATCAAAGTAGAGGCGGTAGAGTTGGACGACAAGACCGAGCGCGAACAGAATATTTTCATGAACTCGCCCTCCGCAATGGGTGAGTTTGACATGGAGAAGATGAAAGTGCTCGTGCCGGAAATAGATTATCAAGCTGCAGGCCTTTCCGAAGCAGACATGAACATATATGGTATATCCGTCATGCAAGACGAAGTGAACTCAGGGCTGGCCGATACGCTGGATGATTTCGAGGAAGTGCAGCGGCCGTTCGAAGAAAGAAAAGCGGCCGTTAAAGAGATGAAAGAACAAATTAGGCAACAGGCAGAGCAGAAGGCCGAAGACATCGAATCCTATGTAATGATCAATTTCAAGTCATATCGGGCAAAATCGTCGTTCATGCTTCGATTTGGGTTCGGCCCGGATGATAAAATCATCCCTGGGGAGACGTTCGCCGATATGGTTGAACGGGTGGAATAACCTCACAAACCTTACACTATAAAAAATGGGTGCTCCGAGTAAAAAGCCTAATATTGCGACATTCCGCAAGATTGCAAATTCTTGCGGCGGCATTTTATCCGATATTGCCGCCCACATCGGAGTGGATAGAGTTACTGTCTATGCTTGGTGCAATGATGATCCCGAGTTCAAGCAGGCCCTCGAAGATTCCCGCGAACGTTTCCTCGATCTTGCCGAAAGCAACCTCCGCAAACTGGTTGCCGGCGTTCCAGCCATCGAAAAGGACGAGAACGGCGAAAAGAGATTTGCCGGTTGGATCGAACGTCCCTCCGAAACAGCGATCATTTTCACTCTCAAAACACGCGGAAAAAAACGGGGATATGTAGAACGTCAAGAGGTTACAGGAGCAGATGGTGCCGAACTTATTCCACCTCGCACTCTCTCTCCCGAAGAGGCAAGACAATATGGGTTAAAACTTAACGAAGAGTATTAACGCACTACTCCGATTCGCGACATAGACATAGAGCGTACCTTCTGTCTTTCCGGTATGCTGAATTTCACCCGTTACATGTTCAAGCATAAGACGGGGATGCGGTTTATTGTCGGCGATCATCATCGCAAAATATGCGAAGCTCTTGACAAAGTCGTCCGTGGCGAAATAAAGCGTCTTATTATCAATATTGCGCCACGATATGGCAAGACCGAACTTGTCTCTAAGAACTTCATCGCCTACGGGCTGGCGTTAAACCCCCGCAGTAAGTTCATACACCTATCATACTCCGATGATCTTGTTCTCGACAACTCGAAAGAGATCAATGAAACGGTACAATCAGACTACTACCAGCGGCTTTTCCCTGAAGTAGTCGTCGAAAGCAAGAATGCTAAAAAGTGGTATACATCCGTCGGAGGCGGACTGTATGCAGTAAGTGCAGCAGGACAGGTTACAGGATTTGGTGCAGGTCAAGTAAATGATCCGTATAGGGAGCGGCGCGAAATGGGTGATTTTATTCCTGCGTGGGAAAGCGATTTTGCGGGAGCTATTGTTATCGACGACCCGATCAAACCGGAAGATGCACTATCCGAAACGATCCGCGAGCGGGTGAACAATCGCTTTGAATCGACTATCCGCAACCGCGTGAACTCGCGCAATACGCCTATCATAATCATTATGCAACGGCTCCATGAGCACGATCTATGCGGCTATCTTCAGGAGATCGAGCCGGAGGAATGGACGGTACTTTCGTTGCCCTGCATCTGGCATGACGAAAACGGACAGGAACAGCCTCTCTGGGAATTTAAGCATACGCTGGAGGAACTGCACAAAATCGAGAGATCGAACTCATTTGTCTTTGAAACGCAATATATGCAGAACCCGAAGCCGCTGGAAGGTTTGATGTATGGAGAGTTTAAGACATACGACATAATTCCATATGCAGCATCTATGAAGCGAAAGAACTACACGGATACCGCTGATACCGGCAGTGACTATCTGTGTTCTATTTGCTATACGGAAACTCCCATCGGCAATTTCGTGACGGACATTTTATATACACAGAAACCGATGGAATATACCGAGCCGGCAACAGCCGAGATGCTGTCCCGAAACAAGACGGAGATCTGCTACGTCGAGAGCAACAATGGCGGCAGGTCTTTCGGGCGCAATGTTGAGGCGCAGTGCCGAATAATCGGTAACAACTTTACATCGTTCAACCCATTTACGCAGACCGCCAACAAAAGGGTGCGTATTTTCACGCGATCGAATGAAGTGCAAAACCTTATTTATTTTCCGACCGGATGGGAGCACAAATGGCCGGAGTTCGCCTCGCATGTCAAATCATACCGTAAGCAGCAGGAGTTCAACAGCCATGACGACGCCGAAGATGCCCTGACCGGAGTAATCGAAAAGCGGGGGTATTTCAACAATGAAGAAGATTTAGACAAAGAGGATTTAGGAATTTGGTAAAAAGTACGGATATGGGATTTATAGACAACCTACTCAATGCGATACGCAATAAATATCTGAATGCAACCGGTGCAGAACGTGATCTGCTTACGCTTATCAAGGACAAAGACATTACACAGGCTCAAACACTTATGCAGAATCGCGATACGGAGGTTTTGCAGGCGATTCAGGAATATAACCCCGAACTCCACCGTATTATGCGAAAGGCCGATAAGATGCGGAAAGGCCAGGAGCCTTATCGTACCGAGAAGTTGCCTCGTGCACGACAGAAGTACATCAATGAGGTGGAACTATTCTTTCTGCTCGGGAATCCGATACGATGGAAGAAGGTGAACAACGAAGGTTCGGACGAGGCTTTCGAAGCATATAATCAATTTTTGCAAGATACACGATTCAACGTTTCCATGCGTAAAGCAAAACGCATTGCGGGAGCAGAAACTGAATGTGCCAAGCTCTACCACATCTATCGGGACGAGAATTTCCAACCGCAGGTAAAAGTTGTGGTAATTTGCAAGTCGAAAGGATACACCCTACGTCCATTATTCGACCTATACGAGAACCTCATTGCATTCGGGTATGGGTACTACCTTAAAGAGGGGACATCAACTATCGAGCATTTCGATATTCAAACACCTGATACGATCTACCGATGCAAACGAGGATCTCTTAATTGGGAGGTTATTGCAACTCCCAATCCAACCGGAAAAATCAATGTTATCTACTACCGACAGGATAAAGCGTGGGGAGGCCTCAACCCCCGCATAGACCGCGAGGAGGATATAGACAGCAAAATATCCGACACAAATAACTATTTCGCAGACCCTATCGCCGCAGCAACGGGCGATGTCGTAGATTTTTTGAAAGGTCGAGCCGACAAGCCCGGGAAAATGATTCGGATGACCGGAGCGGATTCAAAATTCGAGTACATCAATCCACCGACCTCTTCCGAGACGCAGCAACGGGAAAAGGAAGACCTCGCGCAGTCCATCTTGTTCGACACTTTCACGCCCGAGTTTACACCCGAGAAAATGGCTGGGCTGGGAACTTTGTCGGGCGAAGCGATCAAACGCGCGATGGTACTGGGATATATCAAGCGCGAAAATAATAAAGAGATATACGACATAGCCGTAGATAGGGAGAAAAATCTTATTCTCGCTATTATGATGAATGTAACCCATATTCATTTGCGTCCTGATTTGGCTGCGCTCAAAATAGAACACGAATTTGCCGAACCGTTCAATGAAGATGTCACCGCACGTTGGGCGGCTATAGGCCGTGCTGTGCAGGATGGCGTTATGTCGCTGGAAAAGGGCGTTGAACTAATGGGAACGGCCGATGATGTTACCGCTGAAATCGAGCGAATAAAGCAAGCGAAGGCAGAGGCATCTATGAACAATATTATAGAGCCAACATTCTAATTCGAAACGATGCCCGGATTGAATTTGAAAGCCGCCCAATGGGAGCAACAGCACAAAACGCATGTCGAAGAATATCTACGACAGATAGAGGCTTTGTATGATGTGGCCTCGGATGAATTGATTCGACTGGGAATGGGATATAAATATCAACCCAATACGGGGCGATTGTTCGCCTTCTCATCAAACAAAAGCCGTAGTAAACAAGCCGATGCCTCGTTATCTTCATTCCGAAATAAGTTGTCCACTATAATTACAGCGGGGATCACTTCGGAATGGTTTTTTGCCAACGACAAGAACGATTCATGGGTAAAACAACTATTCGACAATCCGAAAAAAGGATGGATGCTTCACAATCTCGGTGCACTTGAGGCATTTCAACGTAGAACAACTTACGGGCATAATTTATCCGAAAGAGTTTGGAGTATCGCCAAGCAGTTCGAACGGCACATAGAATTATCCTTATCTATAGGTATCAGCGAAGGCCGAAGCGCTGCCGATATAAGCCGTGATGTACGCGTCTATCTGAATGAGCCGGACAAACTATTTCGACGTGTCCGAAATGCGTTCGGCAATCTTACCCTGTCGAAAGTGGCGCAGGCTTATCACCCTGGGCAAGGCGTTTACCGGTCATCTTATCAGAATGCTATGCGTATGGCTCGCACCGAAATAAACAGCGCTTATCGTGAAGCCGACAGTATCCGCTGGCAACAACTTGATTTTATTGTCGGATATGAGGTAAAAACATCAAAATCGCACGTACAGTGGCTGGCAAAGTTCTGGTATCCGCGCTTCAAAAAAGGGCGTGCGCCGCTGGAAATATGTGACGCAATGGAGGGAAAATATCCGAAATCTTTCAAATTCATCGGGTGGCACCCGAACTGCAAGTGCTATGCAGTGCCAATTATAGCCAACGAGGGCACGGATAGGGATTTTTGGGAGGAACCGCTGAATGAGGTCAAGGATGTGCCCGACAACTTCAAACGATGGGTCGAGGACAACACCGAAAGAATCGAAAAGGCGAAGAATTTGCCGTATTTCATAGGGGAAAACAAAAAACACTTCAATGATTCGCTGTTCATCAATCGCGATGCCGTATAACTCTTGGCAAAAGCGCAGTACGTAGGGAATAAGTTGCAAGGTGTTGCATAAGGAGTTGAGGCAAAGTATGAGGCATCGTGCACGCCTATAAACTACAAAAGCAAGAATAGCATCGTTCGCAAGGTGAAACAGGAAAGGCAAAATCTATTAACACCAGGTTTCATCGTCCATTTGGCGGACATTCTCTCCGTCACTGTAAGCACTGTTCCAAAATGAAACACCCTTTGTCCGGCGAAATAGTGCGTCGGTTAGGCGTGAGGTTGTTGCTATTCACCACATCCAAGAGGAGAAATGCAGTAAAAACGGAATGACCGACGGAAATAAGATGTGCCCCGCCGATCATTCCAACTAAAATAACACGATATGACAAAGGTACTGCACTGCGGCGCATTATGCAAATAATCGTATTAAAAATTCGTCAGTAATGCAGCATTTTTCTCTCGTTCCTCTCGCTCGAAGCTGGCAAGGTAGTTTTCCGTCGTCTTCAGATCTTGGTGGCCGAGGCTTTCCGATATGTAGGCGATATTCGCCCCGGCACGCTTCAACACCGTAGCGAACGAATGACGCGCCGTATAGGTCGATATGTTCCCAATTTCGAGCTGCTCCCCGATCATCCGCATCCGTTTATTGATTAACCCGGTAGCGGCTATTGTTTTAGCGTGGCTCTGCACCGCATCCTCCGACCCGTCGAGAATTGGGAAAATAAAGTTATTCGGTGCTGGAGTATTACCCCAGCGGTCGATAATAGCTTGCATCTGGGGAACTACCGCGACCCGGATTTCCTTACGGGTCTTAGTCGTGCGCTCGGTCTTTTGACGCACGAAACAGATTTCACCGTCCACAATATCACGATACCGCAATTTCACGAAATCGGCGACGTTGATCCCGTTACACAAGTAGAGGAACAGCCAATAATCCCGGTATTTGGCCGTTGCTTCGTTCCCATCCTCATAGCGGGCGATCTGCCCGATCTGCTCCAGCGTTAAAGCCAATTTACGGCCCTCACCGGCCTGTATTTCATATTTCCCTCGGCCGAACGGGTATTGCGCGGGTTTAATCGCATCGCATCGACAAGCATCGTTCAATATGGCTCGTAAATGGCGCATGTGTATTCCGATCGTTGTACGGCTCTTACCTTCTCCGAGTAGAAAGCGCTCATAACGTCTTACCCAATCCACCGTTATAGATTCAAGAGCAATACGATCCCCGGCAAACCGCTCCAATCCCTGTATAACAACATTATAAACCAGCATTGACCCGATACGATCCTGCTCTTTTAATTCCGCTATTTTAGCCGCAAATGCACGGTTAAGAGTATCAACCCCCGAACGTTTCAATCGCTTGTTGAGGCTATCGAATGAAAAAATACCGTCGCGTGCCAATTCCTCAACAACCCCACGAACAATTTGGTAACTGCTTTCTATATCTTTACGAACGGCCACAAGGGCGCGAACCTTCGTTGTAGTCAGACCTTCCCACTCATCCAAGGTAAGGTCTTTGCCCGTCGGATAATAGCGACGATCCCGGCGATAGGTTACACGAATTTTTACGGGGCACTTTCCGTTCTTTTTCGGATGACTCGTATCTATTATGGGCGCAACTGTTATTCCGTCTTTTGAATAGTTCATTTGATAGGATAATTATTATTTCAACACACAATTTCGACACAAAAATACAAAAACAAACAAAAATAGATAAAAATAAACAAAATAAAATCGCCACATTTGGAAGCTTAAAACATTGATTTTCATATAAAAATTCAAACAACACATAATTATTCAAAAATATAATTATGGGACTGAAAATCCTTGTGTCCCTGGTTCGATTCCCGGTGGCACCACAGAATGAGAGAGAGTTGCAGCAATGCAACTCTTTTTTTATAACATTGTGTATTTGCAGCAAAACGGTCGGCAGGAATAGCACCCCGGACTATGCCGCCGGACAGACGATTCGCCCCCGCAAGCGTTTCCCGGCCTTCCGCTCCGGTTCCCGGAAAAAATACGAAGGGAAGACCGGAATCGGATTAAATGATTATTTTTGCATCGGAACAAATCGCCGCAAGCATGAAAAAACGCTGGATCGTCTTCACCGTATTACTTATCGTCGCCCTGACCGCATTCCTCTACATCCGCTTCTTCTTCGTCTTCGGCGAGGGCGTCAAAAGCGGAGAGTTGAACTATGTCGTCTATAAAGGGCTCGTCTTCAAAACCTACGAAGGCAAGCTGATCCAATCCGGCATACGGTCCAAAACGGCCGGCACGATCCAATCCTACGAATTCGAATTTTCCGTCGAAAACGAAGCGCTCGCCCGCAAACTGATGCTGCTGGGCGGCAAAAACATCGAACTCCACTACAAGGAGTATTTCGGAGCGCTTCCCTGGCGGGGATTCTCGAAATTCGTGGTCGATAGCATCGTCACAAAACCGATCGACTCCCTGCCGATCGGCCCTGAAACGGAACGATAACAAACTACTCCGAAGTCTCGGCAACCGACTCCGGCCATTTTTCCCGAAATATTATTTCGGTCCGACTACCCGAATCCGCAGACAGTCCCCATGTTGCATCGTTTCCGACACTCCATCGCTTCGTTCTCGCTTCCGACGCGGCTCAACAACCCATTCCACTACACTCCGCATCCGCTGTGCGAATTAGCGGCCCGGGAGCTGCAAGCCTACTTGTGCGAACGGAAAGAGTGGACCGAAGAACTCTCTGCGGGTAAAATGTTCGGGGTGCTGGTCGTGAAGGATTCAGCCGGAACTGTAGGCTTTCTGACCGCATTTTCAGGTAATCTGGCCGGCAGCAACAGCCACGAATATTTCGTCCCGCCCATCTACGACATGTTGCGGCCCGGTGATCTCTTCCGCACCGAAGAGGCCGCCATTTCGGACCTGAACCGGCAAATCGAAACCCTCGAAACGGATGTCCGCTACAGGGGACTTCTCCGAACCATAGAAGAAACGGAAACAGAAGCCGCCCGGGAAATCGCAGCCGCAAAAGCCCGGATGCGAATCGCAAAAACCGCCCGAGAAGCCCGACGCAGGGAGCACCCGGACGAAAATACGCAGACGGCTTTAGTCCGGGAAAGCCAATACGAAAAAGCGGAGCTGCACCGGTTGAAACAGAGTTGGAAAAATCGGATCGCATCGCTTCACGCACAACGAACCTCCATCGCGGAACGAATCGAATCCCTGCGCTGCGAGCGTAAGGCCCGTTCTGCGGCTCTTCAGGCAAAACTATTTCGCAAGTTCCGTCTGCTCAACGCCCTCGGAGAGATACGCGATCTGGCGGAAATATTCGCACCGACTCCGCAGGGTACACCCCCGGCCGGTGCAGGGGAGTGTGCGGCCCCCAAACTGCTGCAATACGCTTTCGAACACCGGCTTACACCGCTGGCGATCGCCGAATTCTGGTGGGGAGCCTCGCCGAAGGGCGAAATCCGCCGTCACGGACACTACTATCCCGCCTGCCGAGGTAAATGCGGCCCGATTCTCGCCCACATGCTTCGGGGACTCGACGTCGAGCCCGAACCCGATCGCGCCTGCCCGCAGTCCGCCCCGGAGCTCCTGTACGAAGACCGCTGGATAGCCGCCGTCTTCAAACCTGCCGGGATGCTCTCCGTTCCTGGAAAATCGGAAGCTCCGTCGATCCTCGACTGGGCTCGGGAGCGTTATCCCGCAGCTACGGGACCGCTCGTCGTCCACCGCCTCGATATGGACACCTCGGGTGTACTGCTGCTCGCCCTGACCAAAGAAGCGCACCAGGATCTCCAGGCCCAATTCAAACACCGGACCGTCCGAAAACGCTACATCGCCCTGCTGGAGGGGCGGATAACCCCGCCGAAAGGACGTATCGAACTACCCCTGCGACCGGACCTCCACGACCGTCCCCGACAGGCGGTCGATCCCCTGCACGGAAAGCCGGCGATCACGGAGTACGAAGTGTTGGAATTCCGGAACGGCCGCACCCGCATCGCCTTCTATCCGCTGACCGGCCGCACGCACCAGTTACGCGTCCATGCAGCCCATCCAGCAGGGCTCGACGCTCCGATCGCGGGCGACCGACTGTACGGAACAGCCGGCCGGCGATTGTTTCTGCATGCCGAACGGATCGAATTCCGCCATCCGGCGACCGGCGATCGGATAGCGATCGAAAAACCGGCGGATTTCTAATGTCGCAAGAAAAAGCGGACGCATCATGTACTGCACCCCAAAAGTTGGACACTTTTGGGGTGTTTTTTATGAAATATAATTATGAGATTCGTTTAAAGGCC